GGGAAGCGCCGTCCGCCCATGCATAGAATTCGAAACGAATTCCCGCGTCCCCCCTCGGCATCTTATCCTACTTTGGAGGTGATTCGCATAAACGACATCGCGGCAATCGAGATACGACTCAAAAAAGAGATGCAGCGTCTCAAAAAAATTATGGCTAAAGTTCCAGACGACAAAAAGCAGATGGCAAGCAACGTAGCTCGGCGAATAGCGTTCATGCAAATCACTCTCGAAGATTTGGAACGGGACATGCTGGAGAATGGGTACACGGAATTGTTCAGCCAACAGAAGGATATTCAGTATGACCGCGAACGGCCTGCGGTTCGGATATATAATGCGACCATTAAAAACTACGCAGCAGCATGTAAGCAGTTAGTCGATTTAATCCCTGAGTCGTCCGCGGCGCAGGAGACAGACGAACTCATGCAGGTAGTAAAATCGTGGACACGCAAGTAAATTACATCCGCGAATACTGGGACAAGATTCAATCCGGCGAGATTGCTGCGTGCCGTAGATTGATTCAGCAGTATAAAAAACTTATTGATGAACTCGACAGCCCACGGTCTCCGTGGGTTTTTGATTTGGGCTTAGCTACTCGGCCAATTGAGTTCATCGAAGCCTTTTGCAAACATTCAAAAGGTAGATGGATAGGAAAGCCCGTGAAGCTCGAACTGTTCCAAAAGGCCAAGCTTCAAGCGGTCTATGGATTTGTGCACAAAGACACAAGCCTTAGAAGGTGCAGGGAAGTATTCACGCTCGTAGCCCGTAAGAATGGCAAGTCAACCGAAAAGGCGGCAAGCGGTAACTTCATGATGATAGCCGACGGTGAAGGCGGCTCCGAGGTGTACTCGGTCGCTACCAAAAAAGACCAAGCCAAACTCGTGTTTAGTGAAGCGGTCAATATGATCTCGCAATCACCAGCACTGAACAAGCACATCCGAAAACGCAAGACGGACTTGTACTTCTCGCCGACGTTCTCAAAGTTCGAACCACTTGCAAGTGACTCGAACAGTTTGGACGGACTCAATGCCCATAACGTCATCATGGACGAGGTTCATGCTTGGAAAGACCGAAACCTTTATGACGTCATGAAACAGTCCATGCCAAGTCGGGAACAACCTATTTTAGACGTAATTACAACGGCAGGTTTTGTCCGAAGCGGCATTTACGACTCGCTATATGACTACGCCTGCAACGTGCTTGATGGCACGATTGAGGATGAACGGTTCCTTGCATTCGTTTATGAACTTGACGAGCGTAACGAGTGGACGGATTTTCGTATGTGGGAAAAAGCCAATCCTGGACTTGGCACGATTAAGTCTTATGACGAACTCGCGGCCAATGTCGAGCGCGCCAAAAGCGATCCTGACTTCTTGCCAACTGTTCTCACGAAGGACTTTAACGTGCGCGACACGGTCGCAGGAACGTGGCTGACGTTTGAGCAAATCAATAATGAAGAGACATTTACGATTGATGATATACGTGGCGCTTACGCAATCGGCGGCGTCGATTTATCCAGCACGACCGACCTTACATGCGCGACGCTTTTAATCATGAAGCCAGATGGTAAGAAGTATGTACTTCAGCAATACTTCCTTCCAGCAGATGTGCTAGATAAGCGTGTAAAAGAAGATAAAATTCCGTATGACAAATGGGCCGAACGAGGATGGCTAACGCTTAGCGAAGGCAACATCGTTAACTACCGAGACGTTACGGCATGGTTTATCTCACTGATTAAAGATTACAACATCCATCCACTGTGGGTGGGCTACGACAGATGGAACGCTTCGTACTGGATTGAAGAAATGGCCGCTCATGGTTTCAACATGGTCAAAGTGGCGCAAGGCGCACAGACAATGAGTCAACCGATGAAGGAACTTGCGGCAGAACTCGAGATACAAAACATCAACTACAACAACAATCCCGTTTTGAAATGGTGCCTCACAAACACCAGTGTCAAGCGTGATGAGAACGACAACATCCGGCCGATTAAGGGTGCGAACTTGCGCCAGCGAATAGACGGGACGGTGTCGCTGATTATTGCGTACACGGTATTTTTTGAAAAGATGAGCGACTATAAAGCGCTCATTTCTTAAAAAGGAGGTGAGCACTTGAAAGAAAAGCGTTCGTTATTCGAAATGATTTTCGGTAAAAACAAACAACCAACAGACCAACGACCAGGCGAGATGTTGAAACTGCTTAACGGATTCACGCCGCACTTCACAGATCCAAGCGCCAATGCGTTTGAGTATGCAGCAGCGCGAACCGCAGTCGATGCGATTGCAAGAAACGGTGCAAAGCTTAAACCGAAACACGTTCGCAGAGTCAATGGCCAAATCATAAACGTGAACAGTCCGCTTGATTATGTGTTGGCCGTTCGGCCAAATCCGCATATGGACGCGTACTCGTTTTATTACAAGTTGCTCTCGCAGCTGCAATACAAAAACAATGCGTTTGCCTTTTGGGAAACGGACAAGGCCGGAAATGTAACGGCCATCTACCCGATTGACTTCAGTCGCTTAGAGCTTCTGGAGCACAACAAGCAAATTTATGTGCAGTTTCATTTTCTCGGCGGAGACAAGCTGACGCTACCTTATAGCGAAGTGATTCACCTGCGCCGATTCTTTTACTCGCATGAAATCTACGGCGACACGAGTAGTGACGCGCTTCAAAAGATACTTGACATGATTCACACGACAGACGAAGGCATCATCAATGCCATTAAATCGTCGGCTTATCTTCGTGGTTTGCTCAGTTTCAACACGATGCTCAACGACAATGACATGCGCAAATCGCGTGAGAAGTTTGTCAATGAGTTTCTTGACATGACCAAAAAGGGCGGTATCGCGGCGATTGATTCGCGGGCGACATTTACGGATCTAAAGGCCGAACCGAAAATGATTAACCACGAACAGATGGCGCTTATTGAGTCCAAGGTCTACAAGTACTTTAACGTGAGCGAGCCAATTGTGAATTCGAACTACAACGAAGAGCAGTGGAACTCATTTTACGAATCGGTACTTGAACCGCTTGCGATTCAGTTGTCGCTTGAGTTTACTTCGAAATTGTTTAGCGGTGGTCAAAAGAAATTCGGAAATGAAATCATCTTTGAATCCAATCGGCTTCAGTACGCTTCAAACAAAACCAAGATTGAAGTTGTGCAGATGTTGATGGATAGAGGTATGATGTCGATTAACCAAGGACTCGAAGTGTTTAACCTTCCGCCGATTGACGGTGGTGACAAGTTTGTAATGTCACTTAACTTCGTGGACAAGGACATCGCGAATCAGTATCAACTCGGCAAAAAAGAAGCACAGCCGGTGGCGCAGGAACCAGAGCAACCTGCACCAGCGCAGAATGATGGAGGTGGCGACAATGGCAATCAATCTGAAGGATAGAGAGTACCGCAGTTTCGCAGAGTTTCGGCTTGCCGAAAGTGACGAGGGCGGTTCGTGGGTAGAAGGTTATGCAGCCGTATTTGAATCGCCGACGGTTCTATATGAATTCGATGGCGTTCAGTATAAAGAGACGATTGAGCGCAGTGCGTTCGAAGCGTCTGACATGCGTGATGTGATTTTGAACTACAACCACGAAGGCAAAGTTGTTGCGCGCACACGTAACAAAACACTTCAACTGGCTGTCGATGACCGTGGTCTATTTGTCCGCGCAAGACTTGACGGAACGGAAGAAGGGCGCCGCATGTTTGAAGAGATTCAGGGCGGCTATCTCGATAAGATGTCATTCGCTTTCAGTATCGCTGAAGAAGAGTTTGACAAGCAATCGAGAACGCGAAGCATTAAAAAAATTCAGCGTCTCTACGACGTAAGCGTTGTATCGCTTCCGGCGTATGATGATACATCGATTTCAGCACGTAGTTTTTTCTCGGCGGTGGCTGAGGAAGAACGAAAAGCACTGGAGAGTGCCTCTTTGCTTGAACTCGAAAAAGAGAAATTCCAATTTATCACACAACGTTTGAAAGGAGTTTAACCACATGATCGAAGTTAGAATGCAGGAAATCGACACGCGCATTACAGAACTCGAATTGGTTGTGACCGAGTCACAGTCTATTGAGGAAGTTCGCGCTGCAAAAGACGAGGCAAAAGCACTTGTCGAAGAGCGTCAACTGCTCACCGAGAAAGCACAAGTTGCACAAGACATTAACGCAGGAAAATTGGAAGTACGCAAAATTGACAAACCTGAGGAGGGCTTAAAAGTGGAAAACAGAGAACAACAAGTAAAACAATTGATTGAGCAACGCGGCGCCGATTTGAAAGCTGGACGTTCCGTACAATTCGCAATCGAAGAGCTCACAGAGCTTCGTGCAATCACAATCGCAAGTGGTGATTTGGTCGTTGAGAAAAAATACTCGACATCCCTTAACGATTCGTTCGGCGAGGTGTCTGGCACGCTTGACGTAGTAAACGCAGTAGTATTGAACGGTGGGGAGTCTTACCGCAAAGGTTTCGTTAAAGGGTACGGCGAAGGCGATTACACAGCTGAGACTGGTAACTACGTTGAAACTGATCCTGAGTTCGACTACGTTGACATCAACAAAGTCAAAATCACTGCTTACACTGAAATCACAGATGAGGCTTTGAAACTTCCAAACGTTGCTTACCAATCGTACGTGGCACAAAACATCCAAACGGCTATCCGTAAAAAAATCAGCAAAATGATTTTGAACGGAACGGGCACAAACAGTTTCGTAGGTATTTTCAACGCACCTGCAAACGTAATCCCTGCTGCTTCCGATTTGGGTGTGGACGAAATCACATCCGACACGCTTGACGACATCGTTTTCTCCTACGGCGGCGACGAGGAAGTCGAGGGTGTTGCAACGTTGTTCCTTTCCAAAGCAGATTTGGCGGCGTTCGCTTCCATCCGCGATAACGAAGGACGTAAACTCTACACCATCAACCCACGCGGTAACACTGGCACTATCTCCAGCGCAGGTTCGTTCAACGTGCCTTACATCATCAACAGCGCAGCACCTGCACTTTCTGCAACAGCTACTGCGGTTAACACATACTGCATGGCGTATGGTGTGCCGGTTAACTATGAAATGCCGATTTTCTCTAACCTTACAGTTGAAGAGAGCCGTGACTTCAAATTCCGCACAGGCCAAGTTGCATACCGCGCTTCCATCTGGGCAGGCGGTAACGTGGCAAGTCACAAAGGATTTGTCCGCGTAAAGAAAGTTCCGTCCGCATAATTGAGGTGATTTGAATGGCCCGCAGAAAAGAGGCAGTCGTTAAGCTCAAAGAGCAAGACGGCGTCGTTTATATGAAAGCAATTTACCGATTGACGGAAGAGGAATTCAAACTGCTTTCGGACATGCTTCGCTACCAAGCGGAGCAGTCGGGACTCAATATTGTACTGATCCCGCACTCGGCAGCATTAACGAATGAACATGGAGAGTGACCACAATGGCGATGCTCGATGATGTCAAAATCGCACTGCGAGTGTCGCACACGGCGCTCAACAGTGAAATTACAGATTTAATTGCGGCAGCTCGGCAAGATTTAATCTTGTCGGGCATTCTGCCCGCAAAAGCAAACAGTGACACCGATGCACTGATTAAACGCGTAGTCATCACCTACGTAAAAGCGCATTTTGGCTATGACAATCCCGATCATGAGCGTTTATTGAATGCGTATCACCAACTCAAACTGCACCTGACGTTGGCTGGTGATTACACATGATGTGGCGCGAAGTGATTGAGCTTATCGAATTGGTATCTGCGCCTGACGGCTTTGGTGGGTACACCGATACCGAAATCGTGCGGACAGTGTTTGCTGATAAGAAAAGCATTCGTTCTACGGAATTTTACCAAGCCCACGCAGTCGGCCTGAAGCCTGAAATCAATCTGATCATCCGCCAGATTGAATATAACGGTGAGAGCCGTCTGCGTTGGTCGGGTAAAATGTACGACATTTTAAGAACGTACTCGAAGAATGATGAACTGCTTGAACTGACCTGCGCAAAGCGCACGGAGGTGCTTTGAATGAAAATTAAGCTTAAAGGCTTGGCCGAGCTACAAAAGAAACTTACTGATTGGGAAGATAGCCGAGTGAAGGAAGTTAAAAAATTCCTTCAAAAAACGGGGAAAGCTGTTCGACGAGATGCAAGACGCAGAGCGCCTAAAAATACAGGTCGTTTGCGTAAAGGTATCTCGTACGCTTTCAAGCAGAGAAAAAAGAAAGGCATGGGCGTTTACATTCGCGCCGTTGCCCCGTATTCGCACATAGTTGAGCTGGGTTCAGTAGTGCGTAACATTCCTCCAAGACCGTACATGCAACCTGCATTTGACGCCGCTAAAGGCGACTACATGGCAGGGCTTGAGTACATCATGGGGAACGTCTAATGGCTGCGGCATTGGCACTACAAAAAGCAGTATTTGACACGTTGACAGACGACGCCACTTTAACCAGCAAAGTGAGCGAAGTGTTCGACGGGTTTCCCGATTTCGAAAAGACACCGGTAAAGTTTCCGTTCATCACCATCGGAGACAGTAACAGCAACTCTTTTACTGCGTTCGAGCACATGGGTGAAGAAGTGTTTTTCAATATCCATATTTGGTCGCGCTATAAAGGTTTTAAAGAAGGGCTTGAGATTACCGCAGACGTTCAGCGTCTGCTTGCGCAAAAAGAGATAACCGTTGACGGCTTCGGTGATGTCGGTTGTTTTTTTGAGTCAAGCGACACCACGCGCGATGTTGACGGCATCACACGCCACATCATTCTTCGCTACCGATTTTTAATTCAACATTAGGAGGTTTTCAAACATGGCATCATCCGCAATTGCAGGTTTTAATGCACGCGTGTCGATATCCATCGACGGCGGCACGTCTTTTCAGTTAATCGGCGAAGCACGTGACGCAACACTATCCATTAGCCAAAATGAAATTGAAGCAACAAGCTTTGACAGCGCAGGCTGGAGCGAGTACATCCCAGGACTAAAAGAGTGGAGCGTAGATGTTGAAGCGCTTTACATTCCGACGAACGTGGGACAAGAGAATTTGTTCGAAGCGCTCGTTGACGGAACGTTACTCAAAATCAAATTGTTGCCGAAAACAGGCACGGGTAACCTCGGCTACGAAGGCGACGTGTTCGTCTCGTCTTGGGAAATCAATCCGACTCCAGACGATGCAGTTTCGGTTTCCGTATCGTTCCGCGGAACGGGACTTTTAGAACAGTACACTGCGTAAGCAGGGAGGCGTAATACATGAAGTTAAAGGATCGCGGCTACGTTGAGATTGAACTGGATAAGCCGAGACATTTAAAAATTGATTTTCGCGCAGCACGGCTAATTGAAAAAGAACTCGGTAAACCGCTTAGCAAATTGAGCGGGGACAACGTCGGCATCACCGAAATGGTTGTGATGTTTTGGGCGGCTCTCGGTCATGAATTCCGGCACGACTGGACCATTGACCGAGCTGAAGAGTTGATGCTCGAAGGCGAGTCGATTCAGTACGTCATGGAAAAAATCGGAGAAGCCATCACACTGTTTTTCGGCGATGGCAAATCTGAAAAAAACTAAACGAGCAGACCGAAACCGATTGGGATTGGGCAAAAATTAAACGAATCGGTTTTGGTCTGCTACAACTCAAGCCCGATGAATTTTGGGAACTTACTTACGGTGAATTCTCTGAACTGCTCGAAGGGTATGAACTTCGGCAGGAAATGGAGATGCAGCGCACCGCATGGCTTGCCGCCAATTTGATGAACATCCACCTAAAACGTAAGGTGACGGTTGGCCAATTGCTTGGCAAGACTAAATCGATGACAAAAGAAGATAAGATTGCGAAGTTTGAACAACTAAAATCAAAAATGAAAAACCGTAGAGCCGAGTGATATGACTCGGCTCTTTTTTACTATACGGCGCGAAATGAGGTGAGTGCGCGTGTCAGGAAAAAAAACAATCGGAAGTTTACTCGTAAATATCGGTGTTGATTTATCCGATTTTGAAAAGAAAATGAACGATGTCAATCGCCAATTCGGTAAACTCGGTAACCAAGTGCAGGACGCAGGCGCACAGATTGGCGCGGCGTTCGGAGGTGTGTCACTTGCAATTGCAGGCGGACTTGGTTTCGCCGTCAAAAAAGCGGCGGACTTTGAGCAGGGTATGTCGAACATCAAAGCAGTATCGGGTGCGACAGGCGAAGAGATGGAGAAGCTTAAAGAACTCGCATTACAGATGGGCGCCGACACGAAATACTCGGCAACGGAAGCTGCGCAGGGCATTGAAGAACTTGTCAAAGCAGGCGTGTCCATGACTGACATCACAAACGGCGGACTGAAGGGTGCGCTATCTCTTGCTACGGCCGGCGGTCTGGAACTTGCAGAAGCAGCAGAGATTGCGTCTACTGCGCTGAACGCTTTTCGAAAAGACGGGTTAAACGTTTCAAAAGCGGCGGACATTTTAGCAGGTGCGGCCAATGCTTCTGCTACAAGTGTTCAGGAATTAAAGTTCGGCTTACAACAAGTGGCTTCGGTATCCGCATCAGTCGGCATGTCATTTGAAGATACGACAACGGCACTAGCGGTTTTAGCGCAAAACGGAAAAAAGGGTTCTGATGCGGGTACATCTCTAAAAACGATGCTCATGAGATTGCAACCTTCAACTAAAGAAGCTTCAAAAGTTTTTGAAGAGTTGAACTTGGCGACAAGCGACGGTTCATCTATTTTTTTCGACGCAGAAGGAAAATTAAAATCACTAAACAACATTGCAGGCATTTTGAAAAACTCAATGACCGGTTTGTCCGATGCTCAGAAACTTCAAAAGATGAACACTATATTTGGATCTGACGCCATTGCGGCTGCCAACATACTGTTTAATGAAGGCGCTTCTGGTGTAGACAAAATGAAAAAAGCCATGTCAAAAGTCACCGCAGAGCAAGTTGCAGCTGAGAAACTGAACAACCTAAACGGTGCGATTGAGCAACTCAAAGGTGCGTTTGAAACCTTTATGATTTCCATCGGTGAAACGCTTGTTCCAGCACTAAAAGAAGCGGCAAAATATCTCGGGAAAATTGTTGATTGGTTTAATGAATTATCGCCAGCTACAAAGAAAATCATCACTTATATTGCTGCCGCAACGATGGTGTTGACGGGACTTGTAGCAATTGTTGCGTTTGCCACAGTCGGTATGGGTTTTCTCGCTGCTGCTGAATGGGCCGTCATCCTGCCGATTCTTGGCATCATCGCCGCAGTGGTAGCCGTGATTGCGATTTTTGTCGCACTCGGCATGTGGCTCAACAAACTGTACCAGCAAAACGAGACGTTCCGCAATGCTGTCAATTCGGTGTGGAGTACCATTAAAAACGTCATCATGACCGTAGTGGCGATTGTCATGCCCGTCGTGTTATCGCTTTGGGACACGTTAAAAACAGGACTGCTTCAAGCTTGGGCGATTGTTCAGCCTGCATTGATGCAAGTCTGGGATTTCATCTACACCATATTCAAGCAGATTGGCGCTTTTATCAATGAGAATTTAGGCGCAATCAAAATTGTGTTTGGTACGGTTTTCAAAATTATTACTACCATTGTTAACGTTGCTTTGGTGCTGATTTGGGGAATAGTGAAAGGTATTTTGAACGGAATCGTAACAACGTTCAGAGTGGTATTAACGGCAGTTAAATTGGTCGTCATGTCCGTTTTTACAGCCGTTAGGTTCGTGGTAAAAACCGCTCTTGATTTGATTGCAGGAATTATCAGAACGGTTATGGCTGTTATCAAGGGCGATTGGTCGGGAGCTTGGAATACCATTAAGGAAACGTTTATGAAGGTGTTTAACAACATAAGCAGTTTTATTACCGGGTTTCAGTCGGTCTTTCTTGACGCAGGGAAAGGGTTTATCAACGCACTCATTGACGGAATCAAAAGCGGTGTCACGAACTTAACCGACACGGTAAAAGGTGTTGCTAAAAAAATTCGAGAGTTTCTCCCATTCTCGCCTGCAAAAGTCGGGCCGCTTAGCGATCTTGATAAGTTAGACTTCGCAGGCCCAATCAGTACCGCTATCAAGGGCGGCGTTCCAGACGTACAGGCAAGTATGAACTCGATGTTACAAGTGCCAGATGTTAATCCAAGCGTGACGGCAGACATGGGCGGAGGCACTACGGTTATCATGCAGCTCGACAGTAAAACCATCGGCAAAGCAACATTCGCGCAGATGGCAGGCACGTTCAGACTGCGGGGTGCAGTGACATGACGAGTTACACAGTCACTGCGACTGGGCCGACTGGGAGTGTAGACATCACGCCAAACGTGCTCTCGGCCACGTGGTCACGTTCACTTGGCGAGGCTTCTGCTTCGCTTGATTTGTCTTGCAAAAACTTAATCGGCAATCTGTGTATGCATGCCATCACGCTTGAAGTGGATGGTACGCTATATTTTAGCGGAACGATTAAAACACAGTCGGAGTCTTATGACTACCCGATGAAACGTATACAACTGAAATGCGTCGATAATACAGACCGTCTACAACGGTTACTCGTTGCAGAAGTGTTTGAAAATCAGACCGCTAAGGAAATCATCACCGAGGTGCGTAACAAGTACGCGCCTTGGCTTGGCATTACGAATGTACGTGACGTCGGCGGGGAAATTGAGCTGTTAACGTTTAACTACGAATCGTTCGCCAGCGTCATCGAGAAGCTGGCGGAGATTACAGGTGCGTACTGGAACATCGACGCATACAACCGTTTATCTTTCTTTTTGGAAAATGACGGCTTCACGTCATTTGATTTCACGCCTGCGCGTATCTTTGAAGGTTCGTTCAGCCTTGACACGAGCGCAACAGATTTGTGCAATCGGGTATGGGTAATCGGTGCAAAACAAGCGAGTCCAAATACCATCGAACAAACGTTTATCGGCGATGGTAACAATCAGTATTACTCGATTGCTTACGTGCCTAACTACCCGCAGGTTTTTGAGAATGGTGTGTCAAAAACGATTGCGATAGACAAAGAAGGCACGCCTACTACGAATTATGTGTACAACAAAAAAGAGAAAGTTCTAAAGCGCGTCGCAGGGAACCTACCAAGCGGCGTTACGCTACGCATCGTATACAAGCCTACCGTGCAGGTCATCGACTACTTCGAAGATCCTGCAAGCGTGGCAGGGTACGGACTATATGAGAAGGCAATTATTGATAAAAAGATTACAGACAAAATGGCCGCACGTAAACGCGGACGCTCGGAACTGAAACGAGTAAAAGACATCATTCGTTCGGGTAGTTTCGGCACCAGAAGCTGGACAGTCAATCCCGGCCAATTGACGCGAATCGTCTTACCCGTGTTTGACATCAACTCTTACTGGCGAATTGAATCAATTGATGTTCAGTTCACACCCGACGATATACAGGCGGATATCAAAGCAGAGGAGGTTGACCAGTGAGCGGAGAGAAGGACATGAGCAATCTGTTCCAGCGAGTCACAGCGCTTGAGCGAGATGACGCCGACACCGACCAATCGGTCACGCGAATTATTAAGAATTACTCGGCCACAGGGTTGTCAGTCCGCGTCGTCTACAACATCCATCAGTACCGAATCTGCGGAGATGTCAATCCGCTCTACGGTGCGATCACGGCCACCGACTCTTATTTATGAGGTGATAAACATGATTCACACGTCAGGAATTAACCGAGTGCTTTCGCTTCTCAATACCGATTTATCGCACATCGCAGTCGGTAGCGGTTCGGCGCCGACAGAAAGTGCAACGCAGCTGACAAGCGAAACGTACCGAAAACCGATAACACTGGGTATTACGGATGGGAATGTACTGATAAAAGAAGTGTATCTCGACGAGACGGAAGCGAACGGAACCATTGCCGCAATCGGTATTTTCGGCAACGGCGCCACCAGCACGGCAGGTTCGGGCCAACTGTTTGCAAGTGGCGCGGCTGCCATCGTTAAAGACAATACGCAGTCACTGACCATCAGTTTTGAAATTGAAGTAAGAGAGGTGGCCGTCTAATGTACACCACAATCACTTGGCAAGACCGCAGTGTTGAGTATCCAAACCGCTTCACAAAAGCGGGTGAGACAAGCACTGCCGTCACGCTCACGGCAAGTCCCGGAACCGTCACACAGACCGGTACGCCGATTTCGTCAAGTAATATGAACCGAATGGAGCAAGGTGTGTTTGACGCACAACTGCTCGCTTATATGGGGGGTTTTTAATTATGCCAAGCTTATCGCCTATCCGCGTCTTTCGCGGAGCGCCAACACAAATTATCGACGAAGCCACACAACTTAGCACCGTACCTGCACGGTACACGGTACCTGCTGGTAAGCGGCTCATTGTGAAGCACATCCGAATTACGAATTTATCCGCTTCTACGGCAAACGCCGTCAACCTAAAAACAGGCACAACCATTAGTGCAAGTGATGGCGATTTTGTATTGAGAAACGTGCAGGTTTCTGGAAACGATGTCGTGCTTTTTGAACTCAGTGAAATACTTGATGCAGGTGATAAGATTTATTTATGGCAGGACGCCGTCAGTAATGTAGCCATTCAAATTAGCGGAGTCGAGGTGACGCTGTAATGGCTATCTCATCCCTAAAAAATAGCACCATCAAATCGATTCAGCGCGGTACGGTTTCACTTGACGGAACGAACGCGGCCATCGCTTCGATTACATCGGTCAACATTACCAAATCGGTGCTAATCGTTAGCGGAACGGGTTTAATATCTGTTAGCGGAACGGTCACGGCTGCGCGTTCCTTTCAGATCACGTTCGACTCAGCAACTCAAATTCGAATTGCGGCGCAAGCTGGCACAGGCACAACGGTGACGGGTACTGCCTCGTGGCAAGTCATCGAGTATAACTAAGGGAGGCAGAACTAATGGATTACATTTACATTGCACAGCTAAATGATGCCACCGTAATCGGTGTGTCGATGCTCAAAAAAAGCGGATTTGTGAAAGCAGACAATCAGATTGTGATTGGCTCACTTGACGAGTCCCTTCTTGGAAAAATCTACGATGCCGAGACGGGCACGTTTAAGGAGGCATAGCACATGGATTGGCTCATTGAGATTGGTAAAGAGTACGGCCTGTTCGTAGCGCTCGTTGTGTACGTTCTGTACGAGAACAAGCGCAGAGAAGAACGCTACATCGCTATCATTGATACACTTTCTGAGGAAATCAAAAGCGATTTGGCCGTGATTAAAAACAGAATCGGCGGTGAAAGATGATGAACCGAAAACTACTCATACCCGTATTTGCAGTAATTGCACTACTGTTAAAAGAGATTGGCGGTATCCATTTAGACGATAGCCAAATCGATATCATGATTGAGGGAATTCTCGGCGTGACGGCGATTGTGGGTATCTTCATGAATCCCAAAAAGTCCCCTTCTCGCCCGAAAGAAAAGGACATATCCAACCATCACTTAGGTGGGGGAGGGCAGTAACATGAGTAAACTAATTGCACTGGATAACGGCCACGGTATCAGAACGCCAGGGAAGCGAACGCCGAAATGGACAGATGGCACCAAGTCGATCTACACCAAAAATGATTTCATGCACGAGTGGGAATTTAATAGAGGCGTAGTCAAGCGCCTCAAGGTCGAACTCGAAAGGAACGGCTTTAGAGTGCTTGAAGTGTCACCGACTGACATCGACACGTCCATCATCCGCAGAACGAGAGCGGCCAATTTGGCCAAAGCAGACATCTACGTTTCAGTACACGCCAATGCACTTGGCAACGTGTGGAACGAGAAGGTGAACGGTATTGAGACACTGACATCCGGCAAGGGTGAGTCGCTTGCGCTCGGCAAGATACTCCAGAAGCACATGGTGTGGGCGTCGGGGTTACGTGACCGAGGGTTGAAAGATGGTTCATGGCTCGGCGTGGTAAAAGGGACGCACATGCCGGCTGTATTAGTCGAGTGCGGGTTCATGGACAACCCTGCTGAAGCGAAGATGCTGAACATGGCCGAGTATCGCCAGCAGATGGCAGTCGCACTTTGCAAAGGTATCTGTGAGTATTATAATGTAGTATATAAGTGATTTTATGATGGTGCGTCAACACCAATTTTCGAATACGTCTTCCTTTCACTTCCCCACCCGCTTCGGCAGGTGGGGCCTTTTTTTTGTGCGCAAAAAAATATTTATAAAACACTTGCAGTCCGTTAACGGACATGATAATATAATTAGTAAGAAGTCCGTTAACGGACATAACAAAGGAGAAAATACACATGAGACAAATTTACTACACAAACACGGAACTGATTTTTGAAAGAGCATGTGCACTACGCGAATTTGGCGACAAGGGCGATATCAGCTGGCGCGAATGGTACAACTGGAACGCAGAGCAAACGGGGCACTCGGCGGGTGAGCTTGAGCAGGCCGTAGCAGAAGAACTAAACATCCCGTTTCCCGCACGTAACGGCTTCGCCGTCACTGGCATCGACTACGAGACGTTTATCATCACCGACCTTGAAGAGTGCGGAACGTGCGATCTGTCCGACGCGGATGATAAGCACCATGTTATGCCGGTTACGCAGTTCCGCGAATGGCTTTATAAATGGAACGCTGAACCGCTGAATAAAGTCATGGACACAACAGAAGCCGCAGCCATCTGGGGTTACTCGTCACCAGACGCAGTAAAACGATTGTGCCGTGAGGGAAAAGTGAAGTGCCGGAAGATGACGAACGGTTCATACCTAATTGACCGAAATCAAGCGAGTCCGCGTACTCTCCGCTAAGTCAAAAACATGTCAAAAACATGTCAAAACCAAGGGATTGACAAAATAAATAAAACACCGCTTAACGGCGGTGTTTTTTGACGTGTACATCAAATGTGATATAGCAGTTATAAATTCCTTTTTTGTTTTTATACAAATCTGATACACCAGCATTATATACTTCTCCATGCGAATCCATGTACTTTGCTAATTTTTTATTGTCGTTTTCAGAGATATATCCGATGCATCCATGTTTTGTCCAAACTTGTATTGCGTTTGGATATTTTTTCATTGGCGCTCGCTTTAATTCAATATCCTCGTCTTCCTCGCATTTCGATAAAATTTGTTGTCTACTTGTTCCGTCCTCGTTATCGTATGTCACACCAAATACTTCAAGTTCAAAAAATAAGTCTAAATCATCATCTTCCACAACGCTATTATTTGCAATTGGTAAATCCGTGCTGACTGGTATTGTTTGCCTATCAGCATTCATTTGATTTTGCTTATCAATTTGTTTTTTTTGAATAACGTGTGATAAGTAAATTAGTCCAATAATTACTAATATAATTAATATTGCTGTCATTATTTATCCCTGCTTTCAATTTTGGTAAATTCATCATAAAGCATTACGAAAATTGTGGCAACAGTTATGTGGACATAATGTGGACACGCGGTATAAAAAAATATGCTTTTTTGCGACATGAAACGATTTTGTAGGTGCGCACAACGTCAATAAAATAAGGGGTTTCGCACATTTTGCACCGATTCGAAACGAGTCCTACAATATTGAGGGGGTAGCGGGGAGACCCGTGGGGGTTCAAATCCCCCCGACCGCATACGTGCTTCAATCCTATATAGCATAAGGGATTGAGGCACTTTTTAATTTCAACTCGTTTTGAGTCGAAAACCAAAAACGTAGGCAATGTGGACATTTTGTGGACATACGGTCCGCATAAAAAAACACCAGCTATTTGCTGATGTTTTTGTAAGCTTCAAACAATCGTTTGGCGGCGTCTTCCTGCATGTTCGGTAGAACATGTGAATACGTGTTCAGTGTGATGTGGACATCCTTGTGGCCAAGTCTTTCCGATACCACTTTCGGATGTTCGCCAAGTTTTAACATAATCGTTGCGTGCGTGTGGCGCAGATCGTGAAATCTGATTTTCTGCATGCCCGACTTTTTACACATTTCTTCAAAATGTTCATTCATTCCTCGCGGGTCCATCGGCTTACCATCGGGGCGCGGGCAAATTAAATCATTGTTATGGTATGCGCTGCCGAATTTGAGTCGTAGCGCATTTTGTTTTTTACGGTGAGTTTTCAACTCGTCGAGTACGTTGTCTGGAACCGATATGGAACGGACAGAGCCAGCCGTCTTAGGTGTCTGTATCGAAGGTGCTTCATTTAGCGTCTTGTAGACAGTTTGAACAACTTGTAGTGTCTTTCTATCCCAATCGACGTCAGACCACCGTAGCCCCAATATTTCGCCCTTTCTCATGCCCGTGAAGATGGCAAGCACATAGGCGATGTGCCGGTAGTCGTTCTCTACGGTTTCTGTATATTTTAGAAAAGCGTGAGCTTCTTCTAGCGTCCACGTTTGAAGTGTTTTTGACCTTTCAATTTTCGGTGCATCTACGTTCTCCATCATGTATTTAGAAGCCAGCTCCCACTTCACTGCATGTTTGAAAGCTGTGCGCAGAATGGAGTGCATCGAGTGGATGTACTCGCTCTTATACCCTTGTGCGTGCATCTCGTTATAAAACTTAGTGAAATGAATCGGTCTTAAATCCTCAATGGCAAGATGGCCAATTGCGGGAATGATTCGTTTTTGCACGACCAGTTGCCTGGTGCCAAAAGTAGACGCTTTTAGGTTGAACCTGCAATACTGTTCCAGCCACAACTCCAAGAACTCACCGACAGATAAATTGTCATACTCTTTATACTCACCACGATTCGCTTTCGCAATCAAATCTGATAGATAGGCCTCAGCTTCGCGCTTTGTTCTGAAACCACCCTTACGCACTCGGTTCCATTTTCCATTCTCGTCTTTGTTCAATTTTACATCGATGCTGTATGTTTTGCCCCGCTTAAAGACCGAGCCTACCATTTTTTTGCACCTCTTTTATACTAAAGTTTACAGACACTGTTTTTTTTTTTTTTTTTTGTTGGTTTTTTCTATTCCCACATTATATTATGTTGTTTATAATGGGTATAGTAATATTTATAAGAATGTATGTTCGCATGGAAAGGAGATACAAATGCAAATAGATATTCGTGAGCTTGCCGAGTTGTTAGAGATTGATTTGCAACCTGTTCTCAGTCCTTCGGATCCACCAGATTCCGATGAGAACGCACCATCGAAATAAACCACTTCGCTTCCTCGTCGTTTAGCGGGCGACCATCCAACATCAACGTGCACTTCGACAGAATCTCTGCATCCGTTAAATCAATCATACTCATCAGTTTTGCAGATTCCGTTAGGCCAACTTTTCCTAAAAGGTAATCCGTCGTAACATCAAAGAATTTTGCAAAACCGATTAAAAGCGATATGTTTGGTTCGCGCTCGCCGCGCTCGTAATTTGCAATGGTCGTTTCGGCAAGTCCGAATTGTTTACCAAGGTCTGCTCTGGACATTTTTTTTAATAGCCTGTGCAGCTTGATACGTTCCCCGAAATTGTCAGCCATACTAAACACCTTCTTAATAGTTTGTATTTAATAGTATAACACAAAATCAAAAATAATAGTCAAAATCGACACAAAAAGACTTGATTCGACACGAAATGAGTGGTAATATTTACTTACACCTCAAAACGTGTCGTAACAAGTCTATTTTTTTAACACGCTATAACTCGTTTTGAGTCACTAAATTCGAAAGGTGGTGAAAAGCAATGAAGGAGAAAATGGAATTCCCAATGGTCATGAAACCACAGCACGTTGCAGAAGCAATGGGAATTTCAAAACGGACTGCATACGATGTGATGGAGCTGCCTGGGTTTCCAGTCATCCGCATCCGTAAAACAAAGCTTGTCGCAAGAGATTCATTTTTCAACTGGTTGGAGAGAGCGGGGGAGGTGAAAGCCAAATGACGTTTAAGCAACATCTGGAAAGAGCGATGAAGGAGCGTGAGCAAATTGAGAATCGACGACAAACGACTCGAGAAACTCGGCAGGTACTTCTGCCACTTTCAAATTCGGAGCAGATACGGCATCTCGTTCGAGAGATTTGTGCAGATGGTCCTGATCGGCACGTGGAGTGAAGCGGTGAATGGGTAAGCTCGGAGTCAAACAGAGACCACAACTGAACTGGACCTTCGAAAACAAACTGTACATCGCCAAGTTTTTTTATAAGGATGGCTACCTTTCACTTGCAGCTGCGTTCGACGTTGAACCATATGACGTGTACAACCTCTACCACCGACTCGAACGTGCCGGAAAAGCCGAGCGATACGCTCGGTACTGGGACAAGCTCTACGGAAGGGGGGTGCAGTGGTGAAGCAAGAAGTAATACTTGAGCCAGGCGATCTAAGAATCATCAGAAGGTTCGTGAAGGACAATCTGAATGAATTGTACGTAGATGAATTCACAGACGAACAATGCGTCGAAGAACTTATCAACTATCTATATTACTACGTGGAGAAGGTGAACTGACATGGACTTTTTGAAAATGATTATCGAAAACCTTGCAAGTGACGGCTACTCGGTATGGTTCGCAATCGCTTTTGCCATTGCATGTGTACCGCTTGCAATCGACATCATCCGTAACGGATGGGCAATCGAGGAGGATGCAGAGTGATGTGGGTATCAGTTGCAATTTTATTACTTGCCATCGGAACGGTGATGAAAGCACAGCGAGATAGCGAGTATCAAATTCGTGAAGCATTCACCGAAGGGTTTCGCCTCGGGGCAGAGACGGTTATCGAGCAGAATTACCAAACGCTTGACGCGTTCGAACATGAAAAAGGACTGACATCCGCTGGAACGGATTCAGCCCACTGAAAAAAACACTTGTAATCAGTATATCACACGGGAGTGAATTTATGAATAACATCACCATCACCATCAGTGCACCAGAACTCGTCGAAGCCATGCAAGCATTGACAGTCGCCTTGCAAGCAGGAAGCGTCACACCGGCAAGCGTCGAGCATGTCATCGAAAAACTTGAGACCGAAGCGAAACCGAGAAAGCCGAAAGCGGAGAAGCCTGCACCGACACCTGCACCGACACCGGTGGAAGTAACGGAAGCGGAAGCAGTACCCGAGCCACCGACGCGCAGCATCACACTTGATGAGGTTCGTGTCGCGCTTGGTAACTTGTCACAAAACGGTAAGCAGGCCGAAGTCAAAAAGCTCATTGCTTCGTTCGGCGTCGAGAAACTGTCAGCCATTGAC